CGAATTTAAAAAAAGTAATAGGTATAGATACATTATTTACACGTGAATTAATAGTAAATGATACTATTAGAATAAATAATATAAGTAGAAGAGTAATAAAAATTATTAGTAATACAGAATTAGAAACAGCATTATGGGATCGTGAATATATTAATGTTAAAATAACAAAAAATTCACGTAAATATCCAAGAAGATGGTGGATAGAAGGTTCAACTGATAATATTATAAATGAGGATGATGGTAATAAAATAAATTTTAATGTCGAAAATGATGATATACTTTGGGAAGTAATAAGTCATGAAGTAGATGAAAGTAATTTACAAAAAAAATACTATGATATAGAATTAGATAGTAGTGTAATAAAAAATGGAATTATTGAATTAAAGTATAATTGGGACCCATATAATAATGAAGTATTTAATTTAAAAACAACTAGAAAATATAAAAATTTTAGAATGGTTATAGTAAGTAATTTTGATGGTGATTTAAATGGAAATATAAATAAAACTATATATTTATCTGAATTAAGAATGTATTCATATATCAAAGATATTGATATATTTTATACAGAATTATTATATAATAAAAATGAATTATGTAATTTTATAGATTACTGTAGTAGATTTTTAAAGGAAAATATAACTTTAACATTTAGTGAAATAATATATAATACAGATATAAATTTAATATTAAGTAAATTAAATAATAATTTAAAAATTATTGAATTAAATATTATAAATAATTTATCAGATGAAATTTATATATCAAAAATGAAAGAGTTAATAGATAATAATTATTTAAATGTAATATCTACAAGATTATCAAAATTAGAAGAAGATTTATTAACTACAAATAAAATAACTGATGATGTATATTATAATGAAATTAAAATAAATTATAAATATATTAATAATTTAATATCTAAACATATAAAAGATTTACTAAAAATTTATAATAATTATAGTTTTAATGGAAATACAAAAGAAATATTTAATAAAGTATCAAATATAAATGATGAATATTATTGGATTTTAAAAAATAATATCATATATGAAAATGAAACAAAAATATATACAGATTACTTTAAAAAAGAAAGTTGCGATACATTAGTAAAAGGATTAAATAATGAATATATAAAATATATAACTGATGAAAATATTAGTATACACAATATTTATCCAATTCATCATATAGTTATAAATCAAGGAAATTATAGTTCAAGTAAATTTATTAAGGAAGTTGAGACAAAAATGAATAGTATAGAAAAATTAAGATATAATTTTGAGAGACATAATTATGAGGAATTAATAGATTATAATAATAAATTAAGTAGTGAAGTAACATCTGTGTACCATAATTTTGAAATAAAATTAAATAATATTAATCAAATAATTAAAATTAGACAAAACAAAAAAATATTTCAATATTCAAATATTAATAAAGATATATCAAGTGAAGGAGGACCAATGTATTGTAATGAAAATTATCCATATTTATATATTAAGCATAGAAATCATAATTTAAAAACTGGAGATATTATAGATATTAATGGTTCTTCATCGGTATTTAATATAAATGCTAGAGAAATAAATTTAACTCATTCAATCTATGTGCATGATACATATAGATGTTACTTTAGATTAATGTATCCAATTAAAAAATCATTATTGGAACAATTATATAATATGGAATATAATGTTAATACTTTTAAAGAAATATATGAAGATTATATTAGATATAATAATAGTGAAAAAGATTTAATTGAATATACACATTATAAATCATCAAATTCTGTTGTTGAATATGGAATTTTTAAAACATTAGAAGGAATTAGTGATATAGAAGATATACCAATTTTGTTAAATAATGAATTAATAATTAAAGTAAATAATACAAATTTATCTAAAAAATATAATAAAACAATTGGTAGAATATCATATGTAAATAAAAGAAACACATTAACAGGTAATTACTTAGTTGATTATATGCTGTTATCAGATACAAATTTTAAAATAGGTGATATTATAAAAACATCAGTATCAAATTGTTTTGGTATTATAGTTTCTGAAGAATGGAGTGAAAATAAACTACCAAATTTATCAGAAATAGGAACAAATTTAGAACTAAATAAAATTATTAATGGATACGATGGTTATTCAATAAAACTATTAACTTCACCAAATAGAACTACATTAACAGGATTAGGTGGTATTAATACGTCTATAAGTGTACCTGTAAAAATATCATTATTATTTAATTTAAAAAGTACACCTTATAAAGAACTTGGGTTTGAAAATAAACAACTTGATTTTGAAGTTGAACATTCTAATACATATATATCATCAATATCTAATATAGATTATGTATATGTTGAAAATGATTTTTCTAAAGATAAATTTGGTGATAAACATATAATAATTAAAACACAAAATGAAAATAAATTTAATATTGGAGATAAAATATATATTAAAGATTTTCAATTATATACGGAATTATTTAAAACTACACCTAGTACATTATTAGAAATTGATACTTATGAACCATTTATAAATTGGTTTGATAATCAGAATATAGTTTATCAAAAAATTTTAAAAAAAAATATAGATTTTAATGAATTACAAAATTTGTTAAAACATTGTGTAATAGTATACTACCATACTCCATATACAAAAATACAAAATGAATATTTAGGAAATATAGGAATGAATATTGAATCATATAAAAATATAAATCATTTAGATTACAAAAAAAATCCTTTAATTAATATATTTTCTATAAAAAAATATTCATATGTTTATATTTATTATAATAAAAAAAAAACTAATGTTGTAACAAGTGATGGAGATAATATAATAACAGGACTAAGTGATGGTTATTATAAAGTTATAGGTAATATAAGTAGAAAATATAATGGTTATTTAAATAATTATGATAATATAAATTCTGTTATTATAGATATTAGTAGCAGTGAAAATTATCCCGATAATTATACTATTTCAAATTTTATAAAACATAAATATGATATTAATGAAACAAAAAATATTATGGAATCCTATATTAATTTTAATGATGAAACAGATGATAAATTACATATAAATGAATATTATTTAAATAATTCTAATTTTGTAAAAGATAAAACACGTTATAATATTCTTGATTCTCAATTAAATAGAGGTATTATAAGAAGTTCAATAAATAATATTAATATATGTGGAAATAATAAAGATTTTAATTTATCAAATTATATACTTCAATTTAAAGATATTATATTAAATAATGTAATACAAATAAAACATAAAACATTAACTAATATTCCAATTATATATAAAAATCATTATAAAATTAATAAATTAATTTTAATTGGTGGAAAATATTTAAATAATAAAGATTATAAAAAATATAATAACTACTCTGATTATATTAATGAGAAAAATATTGAACTAAATATTATAAAAAATATTACTTACTTTGATAACTATTATGAAATTACTCTAGAATTTGATTTAGAAAATTATAATTCTGATACTAATAAAATAGATTTTATGAATAATATTGATAATATAATACCATTTTACCATATTAATTTTCTTTATACAGATGTTATTAAAAATAATAATATGATAAGTGTTTATAAAACATATAATAATTATTCTTTTAATATTGATGATTTTTTAAATAAATCAATAATAATAAATGATTTTAATGATATTAATAATGTAACTAATCAAGATTACATAAGTAAAATAAGTCATATAAATCAAGATAATATAGATTATTATGATTTATTGAATGTTAAAAGTAATTCAAATAATGACTACAATATTACTATTGATTTAGAATCTTATTTAATTAATAATTTTTCACAAGTGTATAAAATTGGTAATTTTTATATTACTGAATTAAATCGTAACAGTAAAACTGATAATAGTATAATTAATAACACTATTAAATATATATCAAATTTTCTAGATATATATCAAAATGGTTTTATTACAAATAATCATTTACTAAATAATCTTGAAAAATATGTTATAATAATTTCTAATGTAATAGAAACTAATTTAATAAATATAGAAAATACTATAATAAATACTTATGATAAAATACCTTATAAAATTTTCACCGATGATATAAGTAAATTTAATAAAAATATTACTAATAATGATTTACTTAATTATAATATTTCAAATATTATATTATATTGTTCTGTTAGACAAAGTACAAATGAATTTATTATTAATAAATCATATCCTATAAATAATAATGATGTTGTTGTATTTAAAAATTATACACATATTGGAGATACTTCGGTTGTCAATAAAAAATTTATTATAAAACATTTAGTAAAAAGTAGATTAGGAACTTCTTTTAAATTATATTATAATGATAATCAAAATATAATTTTAGATATTTCAAGTATAAATTCGAATGAAGATTATAATATACAACTTACAACTAATATATATAAGTATGTTAAATCTTCATGGAGACCATTAAATTTTGATTATTTAATTGAATGTATTTTTGATTTAGTAATTAAATCATTATCTTTAAATAATACAACATTATGGAATTTAAATAAAAATTCAATTATAGGTCATTACTTAACAGATGATATCGAAAATAATAAATTTAATATTTCAATACAACAAGAGAATGAAACATATTTATGGGATACATATATATTAGATTATCTTTTACATATATGGTTACTTACTTTATCATCTAAAGAATTAACTGAAAATCAAAAACAAATAAAAACTATTATGAATAACAGTTTAATACAATTTGATTTTAATGTTAATTATTCAAATATATTATATTCTAATATAACAAAAAATAATATTTATTCACAAATTAAATTATCTAGTAATATTATTACTTATAATACAGGTTCTACTACTATAATATATGATTTATATGATAATTTATTAGTTAATAATATTATTTTTACTCAAATAATTGATAAAAATTATTATAATAATAATATTGGAAGTTTTATACTTTTTGGTAAAAAAACAGAATATGATTATAATGATAAATATAATTGGGAATTAATACAAGATTATGATAATTTATTATCTTCAAGTTCTAATATTTTATTAATTAATTATATTAATGGACAAGCAGTATTTAATTTTAAAAATAATACAACTTATAGATATTATAAATTTATTTTAAAATCAATAGGATTAATACAATATAATTTTACTGAATTATTCATTAAACATATACAACTTAATTATTTAAATTTTAATAAGGAAACTACTTATTTAATAAAAAATATTTATACTAACTTTAATTCAATATTTAAATATGTTCCATTTAATATTTTAGATAATATAATTCATAATGAAAGCACTTCGTTAGTTTTTAATTCCGAATCTGGAATTATTACGTTTGAATTACAAAATGAAGATATTATTACAACTTATAAATTTATTATATTTAATAATGATATTAATATTAATAACTTATATTATATAAAACAAATTATTTTATACGGTACAAATAATTCAAATCATAGTGATTTAAATCTTATTAATAATAAACATTTTAATAATTTTGAGAATGAAATTTCAAATACATTTATAAATACAAAAAAATATAAATATTATAAAATTAAAATAGTATCACAGTTTTTAAATGATAATAATGATTATAAAAATACATCATTAATTAATGATATTGATAAAATTTATATATCCTCAATACTAATTGGAAATATTAAAAATTATGATTATAATAAATTATATATTCAGGATAATAACTATATTGTAAATGTAATTGATAAAGATTTATATTACAATTTAGAATTAAAATATAATTTAATTAATACTCATTTAAAGGGTGAAAATATTATTATTATGGATAATACAATAGAAAATAATATGTTTAATACTCAAAATCTTATTATGAACGGAAAATGGTATACAAGAATTTTTTACCAAGGTAATGATTCTATTTATAACTTTTCTAATAGTAAAAACACTATTTATGAAAATAAATATAAAATTTTATCAACTAATATAACTAGTAATAATAAAATTATATATAATTTAACTGTTAATGATAATAAATATTTTTTAAATGGATATAAACAAAATAATATTTATTTTAATATTGGGGATACTATTGAAATTAATACTACTGATATTGATATTATTAATGATTTTAAATTTTCATTAACTAAAGATGGAAGACATAATGGAATTAATACTATAACATACCAAACTAATATAAATATTTTATCTAATAACAATGGTATTAAATATACTTTTAATAATTATACAGAATATTTTGAAAAGTATAATATATCAATTGGAACTTATACATTTATAGGTATTCCAGAAAAATACCCTCTTGCTATTTTATTAAATCAATACCACATTGATAATGAAATTTTAATATACAGTGGTGATAGTGATAAAAAAACTTCAAAAACAATTAATAATATTATGTATGATTTTTATTATGGTGATATTAGTGTTACTATTAGAAAACAATTTACAGAAATTTCTATTTATTCACTTAATAATGGTTATATGGGTGGAGAAAATATATTACAATATAGTGAATATAATACAGATATTAATATTATTAATGAATATGAATATGTAACTAGTATAACCAAAACTCAAAATAGTATAATTTTATCAACTAATAATAATATACCATCTAAATTATATTATTATTCTAATACTTATTCTAATATGGGTGGTGAAATTATAAATTTAAACAATATTAATATGTCTCAAATATATTATGAAAATGGATTAATATATCAAACTTATAATATTTATATTAATGAACATAATAATATATTATATATTGGTTATACTTATAATTATGAAATTATTTATAAAGAAATTAAAATACCATCTAAGTTAAATAAAGATAAAAATGGTATAACATTTTATACTCCTACAGATTTTAGTATTATTTTACAACAATGTATTTACCAAACGTATCAAAACCATGAATTCATTATAGATTGTGATATTGAAATTATATTTAATAAAAAAAATCAACTTTTTCAATTTTATTCCCCATCACATACAATTTTTAATTTATATTTTAGTGATAATAATAATTATATTAATAATAATATTTTAAGAACTATTGGTTTTAATAATTCACAACTAAATCATTATTTATACTATACTAATACTAATTTTATTATATATCGAAATTCAAAAATTACTTTTGATGTTTCCAGTAATCAATTAATAAGTAATAATATTAATATTTATCAATATACTAATAATTCATATACTAATTGTTCTGATAGTACTTTATTTTATAAGTATGGTATTAAAAAAAAAATTTATGATAAAATTGTTACTTTTTATTTTAATAATAATGGTTTAATTAATTATGAAAATGATTATGATTATAATCTTATATGGTGTTTAGGTCAAATTGATAAAAATAACATTAATAACAATCATACAGGTAATATTATTATTAAACAATCATATAAAAAAGAAGGATATCCATATTTTCAAGAATATTTACCTAATGAAATTTACATTAGTAATATGAAGGGTCTATATATACCAAATACTAATATTTATATTAATCAAGATAATGAGGATAATGCAAATACTGCAATTAAAACTAATAATACTAAAAAAACTTACATTTATCCTTTACAAGATAAACACTATACTACTGCGGAATTTACTAATCTTAATTATGTTTTTAATCATGAAAAACATATTTTTAATATTGATGACACTTTTAATAAAAATTTTAATAAAGATAATTATGAAGATGATGTATATATTAATAATGGAACTCCTATTTTAGGTTATTTTAAAAATAACTATTATTTACAATATAATAATAGTAAATGGTGTATATATTACTTAGGAGATGATAAAATTATTAAAGAATTTAATTTAAAAAAAGATGCTTTTAATTATCTAGAAACATTACAACAGGATTGGATAAATTATAATTATGAAGAAAAAATTTATATTAATTACTATTCAATTCTAATTGAAGGTAAATTTAGAGGAATTGGAGGATCTATATCTAATAGATGGAAATCTGATTCAAATATCTTAAATGATTCTTATTATGGTTTTACTATTAAAGATAAAATTCTTGATATTAATAATCAATATACTAAGCTTAAAACTACTATTAGACTCAGAGATCTTGGTATTAATTCACCAAAACAAATTATCGGTGATATTGATTATTTAAATAATATTAAGGATTATATAATAGGTTACGATGGTTTAATTTATGAAAAAACGTTAAATAATCCTCTTAATATATCCGGTAATAAATATATATATTTTTCTATAAAAAATTTTAACAAAATTCTCGATATTAATAAAAATATTTCCGCTTTTGCTAAAATTATTTTACCATCAGCACCTGGAAAAGATTTATATAATAATTTTATTTCAACAGAAACTAATTTTGATGATAAACCTTTAGATGAATTAACACAATTAGAAATTAATTTTTTTGATGAAGATGGATTTTTATTTGATTTTAATTCACTTAATCATTCATTTACTCTTGAAATTACAGAGGAAATTGATTATATCGAAAATACTAATATTTTATCTAAAACAATATTTCAATCATAAATAATATATAAAATCATCGTTTTAATTTTTTTTTAAATAAAATTTATATATTATAATGTTTGTTTATATTGCATCAGACCATAGTGGTTTTAAATTAAAAAATTTATTACTACAAAAATATAATTATTATAATAAATCTGATTTTTTTATAGATTATGGTTGTTATAATACTGAAAGTGTAGATTATCCAGATTTTTCCACTATTGTTTCAAAAAAAATAATTAAAGATATTGAACAAGGTATTAATTCTTTTGGAATACTTATATGTGGAACTGGAATTGGAATGTCAATAGCTGCTAATAAATTTCATAAAATAAGAGCTGCATTAATTAATTCTACTTTTACTGCTGAAATGGCAAAAAAACATAATAATGCTAATATTATATGTTTAGGGGCAAAAATTATAGATTTTGATAGTGCTGTAGGATTTATAAATAAATTTATTGATACTAAATTTGAAGGAGAAAGACATGAAAGAAGAATTAATAAAATTTTAATACAACACACAAATTGAAAAAGAACTTTAATCTCTTATTTATTTAATATTTATAAAGTATTCAATTATTATAAACCATTCATGTAACTTTTATTTTTTTTCATACAATCAACTAATCGGCAATCTATTTTTTCTTGTTGAGTTTTGTAAAAATATTTATCGTCATTTTCAAATTGAAACCTAAATTTTTCAATCCAAGACAATCTTTCTATTTTACCTTCTTCTAAATAAGCCTCATATGTATAAATTAGTCTTTCTGCATTTATTTTAAATAAGTCAAATATTAAATCATGTTTCATAATGGTTACCCATTTATATTTGTATATTTGTGATTTACCATTACTAATATTATTTATTCTTATATTTGTATTTTCTGGTCTTTTACTTTGAGTAAAATGTAGTTTTTCTATCATATTTGGTAAAGCATTAAATGGTTTTCTAATATAACTAATCATTCTTTCTTCCTCATCAAATATATCTGTATTTTCATATCCAAAATTATTTATTATAAAATTATTCTCTACTTTTTCTATATTCTCTATATTATTTTCTATATTAGTTTCTATATTAGTTTCTATATTAGTTTCTATATTAGTTTCTATATTTTCCTGTGATTCTATATTATTAGTTGTATTATTATTTGTAGTTATTTGACTATTATTTTTTAATTCTTGTATTTCTTTTTTAAATTCCTTTTTTTGTTCCTCCATTATTTTTTTCAGTAACATAACTTGTTCTTCTAATTTTGTATTTTCTACTGATTTTAAAGTTTCTTGATATTGTGATTCTTCTTCTTTTTCTATTCTTTTTAATACTTTACATCTACCATTTAAATGTCTTTTTAAATTAAATTTTTTATTAAAATCTTTAAAACAGTAATTACATTGATGTGTATTTATTTTATTTAAATTTTTTTGTATTATATCTTCTACATACTGTTCATTTTTTTCTAATGTTTCTTTCTTTTGATAATCTAAATTTTCATTTTCATCCGATTCATAAAATTTTGGAGCAGTTTCATCCGGATTTACACCAAAAATTACATTATCCGGAGCATTTTTATGTAATTCTACTAAATTATAATAGTCTTCTATACTATTTATAGTAGCAGAAGAAATTAAATAATTACACTTATTTTTTTTGGTTACATGACTTATTAAGTTTCCTCTTTTTTGAGTTTGATAATTACAAAAATAACATTTATGTATCTTCATAATAGTTATGATATATTATATATAAATATATTTTTTAAATAGTTCTAATTATATAAATAATTCTTAAAATTTTCTTAATTTTTTCTTAATTTTTTCTTAATTTCTTAATTTTCTATATTTTGGAGCAATTATTTTGGAGGAAAAAAAAAGTTGGACTTTAAGAAAAGAATAGTTTTTGAAAAATGAAATAGGATATTCTAATTTTTTTTATGTTATAATATACAAAAATTTTAACTTTTTGCATTTAAATATTAATTCATGTAAAATAGTTTAAAATTAATGAAAGTATATTATAATAGTTTATAGAAAAATATACATAAATAATTATATAAATATATAGAAATATGAATAATAGAGAAATTATAAATTGGATACCAGATGAAGTAATTAAAAGATGTGCTAATTGTTTAATATCTTTTGGTTTAATAACAAGAAAAAGTCATTGTAGGATTTGTGGTAAAATATACTGTAGAAATTGTATTCAAGTTGTCGTTATTAATTATAATCAAACAAAACTATGTATTTCTTGTTATAGTAAACATAATAATAATATTAGTAAAATAATAAATAATGAAACAAAAGTTAATAATGAAACAAAAGTTAATAGTGAAATGGAAGTTAATAATGAAATGGAAGTTAATAATGATACAATATACTATGAAAAAATAATTAAAGAAAAAAATAAATTAATCAATGATTTAAAAAATAAATTAATACTTAATTATCATGAAGGTACAAAATCACTTGAAAATTATAAAGAATCTATAAATGAAAAAAAAAAAGATAAAAAAAATTATTGTGATAAATATACTCAAACTGATTTTAGTAATGAAATAATTAATAAATATTTAGTAGAAGAATTAGACGAATCTATTAATATTTATGATTCAGCAAATGATATTGATGATATTGATGATATTAATAAGATTGATAATTTAAATTCTTATGTAGCAGATAATGAAACTTATATAGAAACTTACTCTCCTAATAGTGCAATGATTTCTTCAACTAAAGATATAGTTTTGCAAAAAAAAATAGAAAAAAAAAAATTATTAGAAGATGAATATAATAAACAAGTTAATGAAATATTAAATGAAAAAAAAAAAGATAAAAAATATTATAATTATTCTACATTAGATGTTTAGATTATATTATATCTTAATAAATTATAAAGTACATTTTATAATACTATAACATTATTAATTTTGTTATTTTTTTTTAATTTAACATTTAAAAATTTGTTTATTACTGAGGAAGATAAGTGAAATTATTATCTAATAGTATCCAATTTCCTAATGATATATCTCCATCTTCGGGATAATTAATAATTTCACCATCGGCGTTATTTCTTGAATTTCCTGAGGCAAAAGTCAATTTCCAAAGTGCAGATGTAGTAATATATTTACCATTTGTTTCGGTAGGAGTAGAGATAGTTGAATCAAAGAATTGTAAATAAGATTTATTTGTTGGATCTGCTGGAGTATCAATATTATTATCACCTAATATATTAACATAATGTAAATAGTGTTTAATGTGTTCATATGTATATGTTAAATAATAATAACCATAGTAATTTTCAGCCTTTTCTAAAATAAAATATTTACCCATATTTGAAAATCCTAATCCAACACCTGATAATATATTAAAAGGCATTAAATATTTATTAGCGGTTTCTTGATTTACAATTTGTATTTTATTATGTATGTCAGGATGTATATGAATTTTCCATTCATTTGTATTAGCAGAAAAAGCACCAAAATCTCCACTACCAGCTGTGAAAAATACTCCATCATCATTATTACCAGTTGTATTATAAGAATTAGTTATTAAATATGTTTTTTCAACTGTATTATCAGCAATATATCTTAAGTATCTTTTAAAAGTATTAGCTACTGAAACATCTTTTGTTGATGCTAATAAATTATGATCATAACTTGATATATAAAAATTGAAATCAGATATTTTATTATGAGTTTCACTTACTTGTGTAAATGGATAATTAATAAATGGATTTCTGTGTTCTAACCATAATAAATTAATAGTTTGACCCCCTCTATTTAATATTAATGTAGCATCAGTTGTTTCATAACCATCAGGGTCACAGAAATGGTCGATATCAATATTTACACCATATGTTACATCAGGATTGTTTGCATCAATATAATATGCTTCAAATTGTGGATGTAATGCTATTTTTTTAGCTTGACCATCATAAATACCATCATGTAATTCAAAATACATATTTTGTGTCATTTGACCATTTATATTTATAATAGATAGTACATTATCAGAAGATAAATCAATTTGACCAGCTGTATATGTACCGGATTCATTTCTTGTTCCTTTTGCTGTACCTTGTTCATCAACATTTTCACCTCCTACCAGTTTAGGAGGGTCAGCCATTATTGCTCTTAAAGCTATATTGTTGTTCCATGTTTGTGGAACTATTTTTATATATCTAGCTGTTATAGATGTAAATGTATTAGTTACCTTGGAATTCTGATCTGTATTTCCATTAAAAATTTCACCATTATTAACAAATACATAAGTATTAGAATTATCTTCAGTATTATATTGTATTTTATATGATAAAGTCCAATTATTATTATTTGGGTCACCCTGTGTTGTTATAGCACTAATATTACTTTCAACTAATAAATCAATTTTTAAAAATTGATTTGTATCTAAGGTCATAGGAATAAAAGAACTACTTCCATCTATGAATGATGAGGTTGGCTGTTGGGCGCTTGATACATTTTTATGTCCTGCAGAAAGAGACTCATACTGAGAATAAGATGAAAATGTAGTAATAACATTACTACCTTTATCATTAATTCTAGAATCCTCATTTAATCTAGGATCAAAATTAAATACACATTTATCAACTAAAACTGAATTGTTACTTCCACTATATGATAGTTCCCAACTTAATGATTCTGGAGTGTTATGAAAAAACGTACAATTAATAAAGTTTATATTATTTGGAAGATTTGCATTATCATATGTCCAACTATTCACAGTATTTCCACTTAAATCAATAACACAATTATAAAAATTTACATTCAATTGTCCCCAAGCTGCTAAAGCAGTTTTATAACCTGGGTATCTAGTATTAACAAATTTAATTACCATGTTGTGAATACTTAAAAATTTATTAGTATCAGGTGCATCATCACTATTATGATGTGAAAACATACCAAGAACTATATATAAATCTCTAACACTTTGAAGATCATTTTCAATTTCCAGAATTGTATTTACACCACCACCAATTATTAAATTATTTCTACCTTCATAACTAAATAATTGGGATGTACCAAAACTACCTCCAAAATTACTATTTACATATCCTGGAGGAAAATCTGGACTATTTGGATCCCTATAAGTTATTGTACCAAATGTAGGAGTAATTTTGAATGTTCCTGTTGGTATTACAAAAGCCCAACCATCCTTAGTAGAATCTTGAAGTATATTATTTAAAGCAGTTGTTAAATTACTGCCATCCTCACCTGAATAATTAAATATATCTCCTCCATATGTACTTGTATATAGTTGTGTATAAGTATTTAGATTATCAATATCAATATTAGATAGTGAAGAATATGTATGTGCTGAATTATTACTATTATATATAACTTGTGTAACTTGTGTAGGTATTAATTTATATAATATTTCTGGAACATAAGTTAATTTATCTCTAATTTCAAGTGGTCCATGTATTTTAGCACCAGTTGATACAATATTTTCTGCTACTGATAATCCACCATTAATATATAATGCAGCATTATCTAATGTAGCGATTTCTGTATTCATAACATGAATATTACCTTGTTTTGATTCTAAAGATAAACCTTCACTATAAGTATATAAATCATAATTCATTATAGGATTAATTCCTTCTAATAGTGCTGTATCTAATTGTATAGGTGAATTATTATCAACTACTCTATATATAAAAATATTAGTATTAACAAAATCAGCAACACCAGTATCACCAA